TGCCTCCTTGATTCTATCCTTGACACCGCTATTGATCTCGTCCCATTGCGGCAGGTGTGTTTTGGTCTGCTCTTCGGCAGTCCCACCTCCCAGGACGGTCTCTGAATAGTGCTGGTCTATTGATTTACCTTCTTGATTGATATGCTTTCCGCACTTCGGGCAAGCGACAGCGCCCATGGATATTTCAAGCACAGAGCCGTAATCAAACTCATGCTTGCAGTGGCAGCATATTGTTTTCACGGCCTTCTTCGGGAGCTCAGGTATCTGAATTTCTCCAGCATCTATACCCTTTATAACCATCTCGGCCAGTTCCTTGCGAACCTCAGCCTCCTGAGCATCAGCCTGCAGAGCGTCACGGTTTGAGCCTACTACAACCTGACTGATCTCTAAAAGTTCGATGTCCTTGAACCGGCGTCCGGTATAGCGTTCCTGTCCGCTCTCTTTATCTTTCTCTGTAATCCATTCCCAGTCATGGGCCATGAACCCGATTGAGTACGCGGCCCTGCCCTTCTTAGCCAGGACAAACGCCCAGTCGGCGAATTGATTGCCTTCTCCGGCATAGTATTTAAATTTGGTGGCGATGCCTTCCTTGTCATCAATGGATATCTTTTGTGCCTCACCGATCTGCTTCATGATCTGGTAGTCGTGGTCAGCCACCATGACTGGATGCTGTTTGAAATGCTTAAGCCGCTTCCGCAGCGCCTCAGGCTCAATAATGTCGCCGTCACGGTCCGTGGACTTCGTTGACACTACGGCATCAACCGTCATTTCTTCTTCGTTTACAGATTTTATTGTGACCACGCCTGCAGGGAAAAACTTTTTAATCTTAATGATTTTCATAACATTGATCTCCTATCGTATCACAGGCCCTATCGTGCACCTGCAGTTAATTATATCGCCCGCTTCTCCGGACTGGTCACCCGGGTACATGAGCCCATTGCTAAACGCTTGCCCGGGTCTGCGTATCTCGCCATTAATGTTACGATGAGTTTCGCGTACAGCTTCGTCGCCTGCGGTTATCCACTCACGCTCAATATTGTTTTCTTTGTAGTAGAGATCGCTGCCGCCGTTTACTGCTCCAGTAGTCTCTGTACGGGCAATCGATTTTGCCCGGTTGCCAGCCATGCTGTATATGCTTTTAACCGACTCGGCAAGCTCGTTTATGGTTAGTCCTTCGGCGATGCCTTTCTCTAATGATTCCTTGATCTTGTTTTGTATCGTATTATTTATGCGGGTTATTTTGTCAGCGCAAACTTGAAGGTAAGCGTCCAGTATTTGCTGCAGACGGTCATCAGCTATACCCTTCTGCGCAGCTGCTAAATTCCGGGCATGTTCTGCGCCGGCATCTACTGCTGCTTTTAGCACAGGGGTTACAGCAGCTTTTAAATCCTCGTTCTCCTTTTCTAAGTGCAGATGGATACTTGTTTTGTGTTCGTCCAGAGATTTTAACGCGCGAATCCGCTGTTGATAAAAATATTTTTTTATCTTATCAGCCATCTTGTTTTCAAGCGGAACCTGTAGACGCAGGAAAGATTTCCAGATTTGAAGATATTTAAGTTTGCGTATTTTTATAGCTTTTGCGTTATCGTCTTCTTCAGGATCGTCTTCTCCGGGAGTATCGTCTATAGGAAACTCAGGCCCGAGCCCTTCGTACTCGCCAGCCGGCCCCTGCGTGTACGGTATCCACCACTTATCACCCCACGGGTACGGATCAAACCCGAGGTTGAGCTTCTCGTTGACATCGTTGAACGTGGCACCGATTTGAACCAATGCTTGAGCGGTCGTAACCTTCTCTTTGTAATCTTCCTGGAACGCCGGCATATTCTCTATTTTAAATCTAAGCTCTATCTTCGGATCATATGGAAACACAACCCCACGATTTAGGCCGCCGGCAATTTTACGGAATATAGGCGCCAGCGTATAAAGTGCAAATATTTTCATCTGCCCCACGAATGTGGCATAGTTAAGATCTTCGGTTATATTGAACAAAGCCTTCGGCGCACGGAACGTGCCGATCGTTTGTTCTTCGTTCCGCTTGCCCTGTTCTATGAAATCCATGTCTTTGTGAGTTGATCCTACGGTACTAGGCTTAACTCCGTTTTCGAACACAGCTGTTTTGTGCGACTTGGTCGCACCCTTGTGGTTCTTATCTATCCAAGCCTTGAGCTGCTCGCGCTGTTCCGGAGAGAGGCTCTTGTCAGTGGAAAGTATGAGTCCCAGTATTGCTCCGTTCTTAAAGAAGGCCTTGTTATATTTGGACGACTCGTAATCGGTGTCGATAATGTCAGCCAGGGGAATGGTAGGGGATAAACCCCGGTGCTTGTTGTCGGGGTTAAAGTCTTTGATATGGATGATCTCATCTACAGGTATGACCTCTTTGCCATCGTACCGCCATGACATTATAGCCTCATGCCCTTCCTCGTCCGATCCCAAGACCTCGTGCATGAGCTTGGGGTCCAGCGCCCTGAGCTCGGCCGGCAGCCGGTAGGTGCCCGGCGCTGTACTGCCTGCGGCCTGGCCTATGCTTCGGTACTGTCTGATCATAACCTCGCCGTTCAGCGAGTAGTACCCGACCAGCTCCTGTACAAAATCCTGTTCCGATTGTTTTTTGTTGGGGTTCTTGAATAACCTGACCAGATCTTCCGGCCAGACTTCCTCGTTGTCAGCCCAGGCGAAGAACCCAATCTCGGCCTGGGGCGCGTTATCGGCTATGGCCTTTATGGCTTTATACACCGATGGTACCTGGCTGTAGGGTTTGCTTACCTTGGCACCGAAGAGCTCGAATTCCCTCGCCATCTCCCATAACGAAGAGAAGCCGCCCTTCTGGACGGCATCGAACTGCGCTTTAAGCTCGCCAAGCTCCTGGCTCATGATCTCTATGGCTTTTGCCGGCATGATCTCAAACCCGAATATTTTCATCCATCACTCCTCGATATCCCAAACAATAGGCCCGTCGCTAAACGCCGATGCGGCTATACACGCATAGTTGTCAGCGTGCCTAAAATGGTCTTCGCCCAGCTTAACCCAAATGTACCGCTTAGATCCTGTCTCCTCGTCTTCATCGAGCTTCTTGGCCACGTTGCTGCAGTGTTCCGCGAACTCCTCGGCTTCGGGGCTACGCGGGGGGAGCACGTTCTTCTTGCTATGGTACCCGGCATGACTGGCGTCCATGCTCTCGGTACGGTTCTCCTGGCATATAAACTCTTCATCATCCCACTTTACCTCGCCCTTTTGTTTCTCAACGTAGAAGTTCAGGTACACCTGGCCGGGATGCCGAAGCGCGAACTCCCGGGCTTTCCTGGTCTCAGGCAGCGCGTCTATCACGCACCGCGCGACTTTCTTCATGTACTTATCAAGCGCCTCAAAGTCCTTCTCGATCACGAACCAGGTCAAGACCTTGTCTTTACAACGCTTTTTAAACACCACATGCAGGTCTCGGCCCTGGTCTATGCCCATGAATACCGAACCCGGCAAGTCCCAAGGGTCATCGGGGAACCGGGGGTCGCAAAGCTCAAGTACCTGTTCTTTGGTCAGTTTCTCTTTGGCCGAAACATATGCCAAGCCCAGCGTTAAGTTGTGGAAAACCTGGAGCCGGCCTTTCTGTATAGCTGCCTGGTATTCGCTCCACAAACTGTTTATTTTTATAAACGGAGCTATCAGCTGCGAATACTGGTACCCTCTCACTTCCGTGCGGCTAGGGTACTTTGGTACCCAGTCTCCATTGTTCCTGTCTAACTCCAGGCCGCATTTACGGCACGAAATATACATTCCGTTTGCGCCCTTTTGGATACAGTCAGGGAACTGCTCAACGACGTTATTCCATTCACCGCAGTGCGGGCATTTCATCAACCAGTAATGCTGATCCGATTTTTGGAACTCGGCATCAATGCCATAATTCGGAATCGTTGGATTTGAAAGAGCAATTTCGTATTGAAACTTTGAGCGAGACATCCTTTTGCGCGCCATGTCTACTGATTCAGGCGGCGCTTCGTCAAGTTCGTCAAACACTACCATGTCTGCGGGCACAGACTTTACAGCTACCCGGGATTTCATGCCGCGAAAATAGATGAACGCTTTTGCAACTTTCTTGATACCAACGCTGTCGGTATCTTCCATGCAACTAGCAATTGAATAAGGGTTACTCTCAATAAGCGGCTTCGCGCGTCCTTTTGAAAAATCGGTGACATCGGTGTCAGTGGGGAAGAAATACATAACCCCAAGAGAAAATAAATACTTACAACCATGAATACTGCGTAGAATTGCTTTAGTTGTAAGCCCCAGCTGAGTAGCTTTTTTCTCAACGATCTTGGGATGATCATCCTGGTAAGGTTTAATAAGATATTTATGGCCATTGAATGTTAACTTATCTCCGTATTCAAGATTAATAAATTCACTTGCCCAATATGCGAACGACTTAGACGATATCGCTTCCCTTTGCGTTGACGATAGCGTCTCCGAGAGCCTTAAGAGCTTCGTCCGAGATGTTTCCTGTTGTAACTGTTGCAATAGGAGCACCACCCTTGCCACTCAGTTCATGTTCCTGAGTATCTCTCCACCCCATGTTTTTCAATCCAAAAATAGCGCCAGTAGGATTAGCGCAGAATAAACGAAGCTCATAACCATTTTCTACACGTAGCTTTACATGCTTTATCGCTTCGGAAAACTCCGGGCCGTAAACTCCATCCTCGTAATCCATCAATACGTCTCTCCACGTACCCAGCGCCATTGCTAGGCCGGTAACCGTAAACGGCTCATTAATGGCTTTACAAGTAGAAAAATATTCTTCTGCTTGATCGTATATGTCTTCGGGAGTTTCAAATTTACGAGGCCTACCCGATATGCTGCACCAATAAAAATAAGACGCCTCACCTTCGAGCGCCTCAATAATGCAGTCCACGTCTTCGTTAGAAACTTCAGAGACGCAGATATCTTCGTCGGGTAATGGGATTATTATTTCTGGTAGGATTGTTTCCAAAATAAAAAGTCCTCGCGTAGTTGTGGCATTGCGAGAACTTTTATATTATTACTGCTGTTGCTATACTTATAGCATATCTATTAAATTTGTCAATAGATATTTTTTATTTTGACTTATCACGTTATTCCCTTTTTAACGTGTTGGAATACTCTTCGACGTAAAATCCAGCTTATGACACCCGAACTCATCGCAAAGTTTTGTAACTGATTCCAGGGCCTTGCGCTCCGCTTCATTGAAACCCTGCCACATAGCATGGAGGGGAGCGATCACGTGGGCCGTGAAGTCATCCGTGTCTTTAACAACCGACGCCCCAGCCTGGGCCCTGGAATCCAGCCACTTTTTCCCAGCCACAAACTTGGTGTACAGATCGCTAAATTTTTTGTACTTCTCTTCGGCTTTTTTTCTGCTTTCCTGGGCTGTCAACTTGAGCCTCCTTTTTCGCAAAGTGAACAAGTGAAATTATATTTTTAACTTGTCCGTATACTTATATATATGCGTATCTTTATATACTCTTATGTAAGGGGTATAAAAAATATCTTCACTTTGTATCTGTCTCTAAATCTTATTGATTTTTCAATACGGTAATCAGTGAAATTAAAAAAGCCATTTTGTTTTATTTCTTCACTTTTTGCGAGTTTCTTCACCGTTATCCACAAGTTTTGACTTATCCACAACTAGTAAGGCCGCTCATCAGGCTCGAAACTACCTGAGTGAAGAAACTCTGGCGAAATTTCTTCACTCGTTTTTAAGCTTATCCCGAACCATGCAAAAGTGCCTTTTTCCAGCCCCGCTGTCTGGCGCTTTTTTTCAAAACCTTTTGACTCCAGGTACTCGATCAATTTTGACCTTGAAATTTTGTACAGTCCGTTATCCTTGCACCACTCAGAAAGTACCTTACATATTGCTGTGGAGTTGACCGATAAATCCGCATTGATCACACAGCGTTCTGATATAAAATCTCGTAGAACGTCTGATTCTTCTCGATATTCCAGTGTTGCCTTATCTATCTCAGCGCACGATCCAAGCCCCTCAGCCTGCCACCGTTTGAACCCTTCTACCGCCCACGACAGAATGCCCTCATACTCCG